ATTGCTCATTGATTAATCCTGCAAGCTGTGAGATCTTATCATTGTTTAACCAGACCATATCAAAGTTATTCTTCGACTCAACAAGCTCTTTCCTTACTAGCTCTTGCTTGCAAATCATTTCGTAGATGGTGTGATTAACTTTTTCGGGAATAATGTAAGACTCTTCAGCCAGCATATCATAATTAACTCTAGGCAGATCAAAAGCTTTTGATACGGCAGAAGAAAGCTTAACCATGTTTTTAATTTCTGGGATATCTACAAGATTTTTATTCTCATGTAAAAATTTAACCAGTTGGGGGGCTACCTCAACTAGCTTTTGAAATTGTTCTGATTCAATAATTCTATTTGAACCGTTAAATTTTTGAGACTTTTCGTAGAGTTTTTCTTTAACATTTGAGAACTTCACCCTGTTTTCCCAAAGCTTAAGGACTTTGCTGAAGCTAGTATCTGCATCACCAAAGTCCCCTTCAAAGATATCCTCAATAAAGTTTGATATTTTATAATTGACATACTCATTAAAAGTATCATCATTATCAAAAAGATCACTTTCTTCGATTTGAATATTGTTTAGAGAGATCTTATCTTCGAAGTCGTACTCTCCCGCAATAATTTTTCCACCTTCAGTTACGAAGGTTACTTTGTTATCTGTATCATCTATGGCAAAAACTTCTACATTTTCCCTTAGTGATCTTCCCAAATAATCCGATAACTTAATTATATTGGTAACTTTTTTATCTCTGTTCTCAAAAATATGATCAAACATGAATGATTACTCCTCGATGGTATAAATTTATATACTGCAATACTTTACCTTTCTTTTTAGAAATTTGTTATTTTTGTTTTGATTCTGTCCCAAATTTTTGCTTCTCGGAGACTATAGCCACCCCCGACCAAACTTTTAGTTTTTAATTTCAAAATATTTGAGAAATCATCCTCTTCTCTTTGGCCCTGTGTTGGAACTGCTTCCTGGCCTCCAGGCGTGTTTCCTGGTGCTAAGTCACCCGCTCCTGGGGCAACCTGATTTAGCTCTTGCTGTTGGAAAGCAGCGTCCTGCGCCTCTTCTTTCAGCTTTTGCTTCATTATTTGTATTTCTCCTTCACTCATATCATAGTATTCCTTGTAGATGTAATCTTTTGGAAATAGCTGTGTCTGTGCAACGGTTTGAATAATTTGAAGTCTTGCCTGATCAATTTCTAGCTTTCGTTTAGTAAATCTATCTGAAGGATCAGGAAGTAAAATCCTTAATTCTGAAATTAGGGAATTAGGAAAGTTTTTTAGTGCTAGATGTCGTTTAGCGATTACCTCTAAGCCCACTTCAATTTCATGTTGAATTCTAGAAACCGCCCTCGCAAATTTAACATCTAGCTCAGAAAGATTAGCTTTTCTTTCTGGAGATTTGTCTTTCTCAACGATGAAATCTTTAGGTACTTTAAGAGAGGCTAAAAGTTTATCACGAAAGTAGGATACATCTGTAACTTCTCCGAGGTTACTTGCTCCTGGCAGCGTTTCAATCTTTGTCCCCTGATTCCCTTTTATTGGCACGAAGTAATCTTCATCAGCAGCCAAGGGGTTATATCGAGCATCTACACCGCCCTTGTTAAAGTACTTTTCTTTTTTAAACTTTTCCTTCACTCTCTCCACAAACATCTCAGCTTTGCTTGAGGGAAGATTACCAACATCAATATAGAATATCCGCCTTTCTGGGGCTCTTGCTAATCGGTAAATTAGCATCGCATCTTCCATTAGCCTTAAAGATCTAAAAGTTTGTACACTGTAGGCTGCGATTGATTTTCCATAAGGATAAAACTTAGGATCTGAGTTAAAGGTTCTGAAATGAACAATTTGGTTTTTATCTAACTCAACATACTTTGTATCTCTTGTACCGATAGTAGCATACTGATCTTGTGAGCCTAGGTCTGTATCAAAGGTTCCCTTGTCAGGAATTTGCTGAAGAAAGGTCTTTAGATACCCATACTCATTTTCAACGCGAATAACATAATTAGGGTTGAGAACTTTAATTTTTTGAATTCCCGCATTTATGTTGTTTACATCAGCAATAAGCTCCATAAAACAATCACCAAACTTAACAACATTTCTACAGATGTCGTAGTACACACGATCCAGCTTAATGTTTTTAAATAAACGGTTAACTTCTTTTACTACTTCTGGATTCCCAGACTCGACAATCCAGCGTCTTTTTTGTGTATCCTGCTGGGTACAATCATCTGCATAGATATCGAAAGCCGCTCCCACTTCAGGATACTCATCCATCCGCTCGTACTCTTTATATCTGGCTCTACGGGTGACTTCAATTGGAGAATAAACAGGGGTTGTTCTATTCATAGTGAACGCTCCCCCTCCTCCAGCGACAACGCCTCCTGTGTCGGAGTGCTGAACTTTAGTATCGCCTAGGACCTTATCATCAATTTCAATGTCATTAGCGGCTAAAGTTACTGCTTGCTGCGCGGGAGACGCAAAAAATCTAGCAAAAAACTTACCTAGGGCTCCTCTAGGATAGTAAAAAGGTCCTTTTGAGGTATAGTTATTCCATGTGCTTTGGCCCCCATCCTCAACAATTGTTGTTTCTTCTTTTATTTGGTCAACCATGATAAATCTTCTGTTTTTTGTCCTCCAAACGAGATTAAATTTGTAGAATTTTTAAGCTTGTACTTATTTTCTTGTTTAAAAGCACTTTCTTTTTTAAAGTCTACCATAGAAGTCTCTCTTATGTTTTTCATAACATGATTTGCTAGGCTAAGACTCATAATTAAATCATCATGTCGCCCTTTGTCAGCAGAAACCCTACCTGTAGATGTTATTACAAAAGTATTTAGCTCATTTAAAGTTCTTTCTGAATTTATTTTCAATATATTAGTTCTCAGACTCTCCTCCATTTCCGCTAAGATAACATCTCTATTTTTATTGGTGACTTGAAACCCTGGAATTCCACGCTCATCATGCCAAACATTTTCATATTCCAAGTCAACAAACAGAGCCTCAAGAACATTATTTCCAATTGTATTTCTTTCAACAATGATGTTTGCTAAATTATAGTACTGTCCCTCTGCATTTAGAATTTTAGCAAACTCATTTATGGGAGTTTTGTTGCTATAAAACTCAGCAACGACCTCTCCATTATAGATATTAACAATTTGTGCAGCAGAATAGTCTAAGTCTCTGCCCAAAGCGGTGTCTACACCAATAATGTACTCATAATATGGTTGTGGCTCCTTCCAAACCCGCATTCTATTATTATATTTGGTGTAGTAATCTTTACTGACATGCTCATGTAGCTGTGTAAGCACCCCTCCATCTACATAAGTATCTCCTGTGCCTAAAAACTCGCATTCATACTCTTGCAGCCATTGTTTTCTAGGCATATTTGATTTTGTTACCTTCTCCCATGTATCAATATCAAAAGGAGGTGTCCTTGACTCCATCTCAGTGTAAATATGCTCAAATCCTTCATGCCTAAAATACTCGGGATGTTCTTTCCATTTAATATCAATTGGATTAAAAGAATTTGCACCTTCTAAAGCTTTAGAGTAAACTTCATAGAACCAATTCCCCAAACCATTCACCGTAGAGAGAACAAACGCTCTTCCTCCAGTGGAGATAATTGGATAAACAGCAGCCCAAATTGTATCAATATTCTCAATAAAGGCCGCTTCGTCAATAATTAGAAAGGATCCAGCCAGTGATCGCCCCGATTGTTTGCCTGATGGTCTAGATTTAATAACAGAATGATTTTTTAGCTTTAAGGTATGCTTATTATCCTCTGTAATATCAGGGCGTAAAAACTTTGGAAGCTCTTCATACATAACTTTAATCCTGTCAAGAACCTCAGTGGCTTCTGTATCACCTTTAGACAGAATAACAATTGATTGATGTCGCTTAAAAATAGCCAACCAGAGGCAGTAAGCAGCGGATATGGTTGTACATCCCGCCTGTCTAAATTTTCTAAGGATATTAAACCTATTTGCAAGAATTTCTGATACAATTTTCTCTTGGAATGGGTATAATTTAAAGGGCACTAACCCTCGCACAGGGTGCGTGACTTTAATATAAGTAGATATAAAGTATACTGGATCCTCTTTACATCTCTTAAACTCATCTACAACTGTTTTTTCCATGAAATTTTATTCCTTAACTTGCACACGCGGAGGGCCACTTTCCGAAACCACCACTAATTTATTAGAGTACTTTAAGAAGTGCTCCGTAGAATCAAAACTATTAGTTGATAAACCCTCTATATTTACTGCCTACGACGAAGGTTTGGATGAGATAGACGCGGATTTTGATGATATTATTATTTTATGCCATGATGACATTCAAATTTTAACAGATCCTAAGCTATTTACCAGCATCCTAGAGGAAAACCTAAGCAAAAGAAATGCAGGATTTGTGGGTGTCGCTGGAGCATCCATATTTACCAAAAGTGGTGTATGGTGGGAACAAGAAATATGGGATAAAGGCGGTTTAACAGGACAGGCAATGCACGGAAAGCTTTCTGAAAACGATTTAACACACTTTGGTCCTTATCGAGAGGCAGTCGTACTGGATGGAGTATTTTTAGCTACAACAAAAAGGGTCTTACGATCACTTCAACTAAAAAAACCTCATAGTTTTACGGGAAATTGGGATTTCTATGATATTTTCTACACTTTTCAGGCACATATCAAGGGAAAAGTAAATGCTACCATTCCCATTAACATTTGTCATGAATCCAGAGGCGAACTAGTGGGTAGAGATTCTTGGTATCAAAATAAAGACGCTTTTGTGAAAAAATTTAGTACCTATTTACCTGCTCAGATAAAAAGACGAAAGACTTAGTTTTTTAGTTACTAGTGCGTGGTTTAGGTGCTGTTTCGATTGCGCCTTTGCCAGCCTTCCTACCGCCCGTAATCAGCTTCAAGGTTTGTCTCTTTAATGCTTCTCTATCGGGACCATCCTCCATAGTTTTAATTTTATTAATGTTACTACGAATAGTCGTGTGACGATCCTCGT